CCAAGATTAAATCCATCCCCAGATCCAGCGATTCTAGATTCAGGTACTCCCAAAGATCTGTACAACTTAGATTGGAAATACTCAATGTCAGCCAACTCCCCAAGGTTCTGTCCACCTGGGAGTGTTGTGATTTCTGTTCCACGACCACCTTCTCTTCTAGGTAACCAGAAGTCTTCGAGCATGGACATGTATTTTTTATCGTCTCTTGTCTCACCTGTGTTTGAGTCATATACTAGTTTATTTCTGTAACGAGACATTACATCTCTTAAATATTGTTCCGCTTTAATCTTAGGAAGATTACCTACATCAATGTAGAATATCCTTCTTTCTGGAGCACGAGATAGTCTGTATATAACTAGACTGTCCTCAATCATGCGGAGTTGATTAAGTGACTTAATCGCTTTTTGGAGATACGATAAGACCGTACCCTTATTCCTATCGACAAGACCAGAAGTGCAATATGTAATCGAATCTTTTGCAAGTTTAACCCCCGTCATATGTGGAGCACTACCCTGTACCATATTAGTAGGATACCTGGGTGATGGAGTATACATGAAATACTCATCAATCTTAGGAAATATTACCTTATCAGATTCATGTATATTACTAGTGGCATTGAATAGATCTGCTCGCTCTTTATTTTTCTTCTGTTCTTTACGGACATATCGCATCTTCATAGGATCGATATACCTTAATTCCTGTATACCATCCTGAGGTTTTTTAATGTCTATAACCTTATTATAATAGACTCTACCATCAACATACCAGTTTCTAAAGATCTCATGTGCTTTGGTATCGAAATCTAATAGATCTTTTATATGTTTAAATTCTTCTCTAATTCTATCCTTAATACCATCAGATGCATTAAGATTATCTAGATCTATTTCTACAGGAGAATCATTAGTATCAGATACAATTGCTTCGTTGACAATATCCTCTATAGCATTATCCACCTCAGGGTGGAGTGCCATCTCTCTATATTTTTTTATTGATTGATGTTCGTCTTTATAGATCCCTTCGAGATCTATGACCTGACTAGAAAATCCACTTTGGATATAATAATCAACCCCATCCTCGCCTGTCTGCGGAATGGGGGATACTACACCCTTAGGGGCATCGTCTTTGTCCTCAATCGAAAAACCAAAAAGTTTTGTCATTAATATAAAAAGTGCCTGATCTTATCTATTTATCAGCTCACATTACCGCCATTTCCAGCAGCTTCCCACCACTGAACTTGGAGTGTAACTGTAAATTCTTCTACAGAGTCAGAAGAATCATATGAAAGATCAATCTGTGATACATTTGTTGGGAATATGCTGTAGAACTTATAAGTCCTTAATACAGGCATGTTCGCCTCAGATTTTTGTGATGCTGCATCTACTGCAGATCTACCTAACTGATAAACAAATGCGTCTCTGGTATAATCCTCAGGATTAATATTACCAGACATGTCAGATACTTTCGCCATTGAGTTCATCCATCTCTCGAATGAACCCCTTATAGCAAAGTCTGTATCGTTAATAACAGTGATCTGCCATTCATCGAATGTTCTGTCTCCTGCAATTTTCAGTTGCCTTCCTCTAAATGGAACGCTTATAGGAGCGATGTTAGATGCTGGTAGTGCAGCAGCCTTAACAAGGAACCTAGATTTAGGATCGATGTCACTTACTGATGCATCTACTACGCCATCGGGAAATGCAAGAACCACCTCGAACAGATTAGGTCTTGCAATACCACCCGTTAACCTCGACTTAAACTTGTCGATAGTCCTTTCCGAGGTCTTCGGTGGGTTTTGGGAATTGATTGCCATTGGTCTTGTTACCTATGCGAGAGTTAATGAATTAGACCTTACCGATAACCTCGTCGAATGAAACACCTGTGCGTGTAGCAACAAATGTTAGACCGATGAAGTTAATAGATCTTGCTGGTTTAATGTAGATATCAGCAACAAACTCATTGCTATCTATAATAGCAGGAGTGTTGTTGGTCTCATCGCAGATAACGACGAAATCTTGAATACCACGCTTGGACTGTACATCACGAAGGAATGGTTCAACGATATTGATAAAGTTGATCCTTGTGATCTCATCGTTGAATTCAAATAGGATGTCTTTTGCAGCAGCAGCGATTGCCTTCTCTAAGAAGATGAACAATCTACGAACATTGATACGATCAAAGGCTGAAGACCTACCTAATCCAGTCTTATCACCGAATAGTACAATACCTGCACCAGGTGAGAAGATAATAGGATTAATTCTGTTAGAGTACAATTTGTCTCTATGTACTTTATTAGGAGCGTATGCTAGTTTAACAGCATTTAGAATCGCACCTCTTGCAGTTCCTCCTGGTGAGAACCAAGGGAAGTTGTTAATATCGTTTCTAGCACATGTACCAGCGATATCTCCGTTCATTGGAACATAACGGAATTGCTGATTAAATCTGTCATACATGTACTTATAACCACTATCTAGAATTGCGTAAGAACTAGATGTGATTGGTGAGTAGTAACTAACAATGTTGTCAGTAACTGTGTCAGTATTTAACTGAAGTGATTCACCATCTCCAGTGGCAGTTAAGAATGCCCCTCTGTATGGTGATAGGAATGCAATAGCATCCTTTCTGAATTCAGCAATCTCGATTAACTTATTACCGAGTGCCTGTGTTTCATGCTTACCGTGGTTAGAACAACCTTGTAAGAAGAAATCAACATCATATAGATCTGGATCTCTTAGATAATCATATGCTTCAGAAAGAGCACCGATATCTAGGTTTAAAGCATTTGATTCAGTGATAGTGGAAATACCATTGTAGTCTTTACCACCAGAGAATGATGCACTATAGTTACCTACAGCACTGAAGTTAACATTTTCAGTGTTTTGATCCCATCCTCCGTCACCGAATTGATCCCAACCGTCTGCAGCAAATCCAACAGTTGTAATACCTGCAGGAGCACCACCAGCAAATAGGTTTGGTGAACCAACTTCAATAACTTTTCTCCAGTATGAAGATGAACCAGCAGAATACTGGGCATCTTTTGCCTTGGACAAATTAGTATGTTTTTCTAAGATAGATCCTGAGTTACCAGTGATAGTACCACTATCATCATAAGCAACAACATGAATCTCATCAAATCTAGAATTTCTAGTAGAAGCATAGGAACTAGTTCCTGGCTTATCTGCTACATTATTCCACTTAATGACTGTTCCGTTAGATAATGTAAAGGTTTGCTGATTGAACCAATCTCTAGAATTGGTGTAGGTGCATACTCCAGTGTATGTACCGTAAGCAAGTCCTCTCCAACTACCGTATCTCCTAGACTCATTGGTATGAATACCAATCTCTGCATTTACACCAGCAGGATCAGAGAACGCATAAGTTCCACCTTCCTGATAGTCAACAGCAGTTTCTGTTCCAGCACCAGATACATGAGAGATTAACTTAACTGAAATCTGGGACATACCCACTTCAGTAATTATTCCCTTAAAGTATCCATCAAGAACAGTAGTAGATCCAGCACCAGCAATAACTGTATTAGCAGGAACTGTCTGTGTTACAGCGTAACCAACTTTAAGATCTATAGGGTCAATAGGAACGGTTGTAGAACCATAACCCAATACATTAGTAGTAACGATACCAGTGAAAATTTGGTCTGCCTTACCATCAATGGCAGCGACCTTAATTCCATTTGACCAAGAACCAGGGTTCTTAGCAGCAAATGTTACACCTGCAAGGGTGTTCTCTGAGTATCCACTGTCAGTATAGTCGTCAAGACTTTTAATCTTTACACTTGCTGCAGTACCTACGAAACCATTTTTGAGCTCTTCGTCATCTGCTCGAACCACCCTCATAACCCCACCATAGGCAAGGAAGGATGAAGCAGTTAACCAATACTCATAATGGTTATCCTTGGGATAAGGTTTTCCAAAGGTATCCAGAAGATCTGCCTCTGTTTCAATAAGTTCTGGAGTCTCTACTGGTCCTTTCTCGAAGGGAGCAGCCAAACCAGCAGTTTTCGATGATGTTGCATCGACTCTACCGTTGGTTAGGTCTACTTCCCTTACAACAATACCAGGAGATGCTAAGTTTAGGGGCATCTTTCTGTTCCTCTATAGAATCCAATTTGTCTATGATTATTTATTGTTTACGGTAGTTTAAACGGGGAAACAGTACATGAACTACCAGTCTGGATATAACCAATTGCCATTATCTTTTTTTCTACTAGCACGAACTCTTGCAGATGTACATGCTTTACATTCGTAACTGTAGCTAGATGGTAAATGCGTACTTTTCTTATGAGTTATATAAAATCCTTCTATTAAATTCTTGACACTACCACAGACTCTACATCTTCTTTCACTCAGTAGTAAGTCACCATGATTAAATTGTTCTTCTAAGTCGAATTCCATTTCTTTAAGATCCAACTACTAGAATTCTGTTTATGCGAACCACCAACCCCGAATGCAAACTGAACTCTAGGATCTTTATCAAACTCATCAATCTCAGGTATATTATCCTGTGTCCTGTCTCCACCATTAGCGAATAGAACATCATCAAATAATACCAAAGTCTTTTTAATAAGATCTATAGAACTATTATTATCATCATTAAATGCTACAGCACTATCTACCATTCTCAATTCTCGAATGACTGCCATCCTTTCTTCTATGGGCATAAATGGTTTACCCTTCTTTCTAGTTAACCATTCATCAGAGTTTAATCCTACTATAAGGATGTCTCCTAATTTCTTTGCTGCTTTAAAGTGTTCAATATGTCCACTGTGGATAGGGTCAAATCCACCACTAACAATAACAACTCTCATTACCAAATCCTAGTTAATTGACGAACATCAGATACACCGAAAAGTGCTTTACAAGTTTGCTCTGCATCTTCTCTTAGATTAGATGGTGATGTAAACTCCACCTTTGTAAGTCTATTACTGGATAATAAAACTTGTGCAGACCATTTAACTGATTTCATTTGTACTCCCACATAAATGACCGATCCCCATACTCATCTACCTTTGCCCATCTGTCACCTTCCTCATCTACGAACTCATCCTCATCATCTGTACCATTTAATATGAATCCAAATGGAGCCATATCCTGTTCAATCTGATTCTTCTGTTCCTCATAGATGCGTTTACGGACATCAGTATCTGTCATCTCTTTAAAGTAATCTTGTGCTACTAACCAAGAGAATATAACAAGACACATTGCAAGGTCATCATGGCATCCATCTTCTGCCTCCCATGACTGTTTCTTCTGAACAAAGGTAGTTAATTCTGCTATAATATCATAGTCATGTGTTTCTATCTTATCATCTTCCATTAAAGTTTTCAAGTTAGAACATCCTAATTTCTTAACTGCCTGTGTCATTCTAACGCCCATCTGTGTCTTACTACCAGAGAATCCTGATCCTACTTGCTGACCATTCCTACCTCTCATAGCACACATAAGGAGGTTCTCGTATTCTAAATCATAATTAAGTATAGATGCTACCTGTTCTCCTATGTCATTAATTTCCACCAAAACATATGCCATGTTGTAAGCTTTAGCAACATCCATTATAATAGATGGGAACAGCATAGGTTTAATCTCATTGTTCCTATACTTCGCTACCGTCTTATGTGGAAATGAGGTAATGTCAAATACAATAAAACACGAATAATCATGGTCAATCCCTCTCGCAGTATCAACCGTAATAATATAATCATGCCCCTTCACTGGGTTTTCGTATATTACCAATCCCTTTCCATTATTTTGTATTGGATCTTCAAAGGCAAGATTTCTTAACTTAACTACACTGATAAGAGTATCAACAGATCCTAAGAATTCACATTCAAACTCAACCTTAAACTGTTGCTCAGATGTGTTCTTAATAGTCTGTTCCTTCCACTTAGCATCCCTACCAGGTACTTCTGACCAGTGGACTTCAGTAGC